GGAACATATTTATATCAAATTCAAAATGACAATCTAACTATTAAAACAGGAAAATTATGCGTAAATTAAATTTTTTACTAATATTATTATTAGTATTCATTACAACAACTTCATATTCACAAACCAACATAAATTGGTTTCGTATACTTAGGGATACAGTAACACCTACTTACAATCCTTTTTCTACTAATAACACCATTAGAATGGGTTATTATAATGTCAATCCAAACACTGGTGTACAACATCGACACATCGGTAATGGTGTTTGGGTCGTGGACAGTTTATTTAAAGGATCGTCAGTAAAAGACACTGTTGTTATATCTAACAAAGACACTGTATACTTTTTTACAAAGGATACTATCGTAGTCACTACAAAAGACACAATATACATTAGTACACAAGGTGTAGCAGGTACATCAGTCGTTTATTCGCCCGAACAATATGGTGCTATAAGAGCTAATCAAACATTTGCTCAGCGTAATATTATACAAGATACAATCAATGTAAGATATCCAGGGATGGGATTTACTACTTCCGACTACGTAGATTGGGCAGCCTGGCAAATGGCAGTTAAACAAGCAACAGTAAACGGTGGTACAGTACAAGCTCGTGGTGGAACATACTATGTTGGTTCTAAATCAATTGTAATAGAAAAGTATGCTAAGTTTTTTCAGGTAGACGGATCATACGCTAAATTAATATCTACAGGTACTGCACCTATATTTAGTAGACCATCTCCAACAGATAATGGTGATGCTAATACAATGGTTGATTTAAGATGTACTTTTAGAAATTTAGTATTAAAAGGTACTTCTTCACAAATTGGTATTGATATTGGGCCTACCTATGGTGCTTATTATCAAAATATTTTAGGTGAAACATTAGGCGAATGTATTCATATTAGATTCGGCTTACGTACAACAGTAGATAATTGTTTTGCAACAAATTGTAATGTAGGCTGGGTAGCTGATAGAGGTAATTGGTCTGGAGCTACCAATTTTAATTCGCAATCAAACCATACTACATTTAGAAGTTGTAGATATTTTGGATCAGGTGATGCTGCTTTTAAAATCATAGCTGCCTCTGGATGTGTTGTTGAAGATTGTATTATTGAAGGATTTCAAGTAAGAGCTGGTATTGATTTCGACGGTCAATCATCTACAGTTGTTAAAGATTTCACCGTATTTAATACGCACTTTGAATGTACTAATGGTGCTACTGAAGCGTTTATCAAAGTGAGAATGGCTAACGGTATTGTAACTATTGATAAAGTATTTGGTCAATATGCAGCTATATTAGCAGATATTGGTGCAACAAATGGATATATTACTGCTGACATATCTCATGTATCATATTGGGTATTTAAAAATGGAAAAGCGTTTAATAATGCAGGTAATGTGGGTTGGATATTAAAGTACAATGAAAATCCTTTGAATACTAATGCACCAACAACTACAGTACCAACTTGGTTTAATGGTACAGCAGTATCTAATTGTAGTGGTCCAGGATGTGGTTCTAATCGATTTTATTTCCTTGGAGTACCAAGATAATATTTATTGTATATAATATATGAAACTATCAAAACATTTAACATTAGAAGAGGTAACTAGATCGAACACAGCCAAGCGTTTAGATATTAATAATGATCCTACACCGGAGCATTTAGCTAATTTAAAATTGTTAGCTGAAAAAGTATTTGAGCCTATTCGATTACATTTTAAGAAACCGATTTTTGTTTCTTCTGGTTACCGAAGCAAAGCATTAAACGACGCAACTCCGGGGGCATCTAGAACATCACAACATTCCACAGGTGAAGCATTAGATTTGGATCAAGATAGTATGAATACTAAAATTACTAATAAAATGGTATTTGATTTTATTAAAGATAATTTAGAATTTGATCAACTTATCTGGGAATTCGGTACTGATGCTAATCCAGATTGGGTCCATGTATCCTATGAATCAACAGGAAAGCAACGTAAACAAATTTTAAAGGCTGTAAGAGCTAACGGTAGAGTAAGTTACTTACCTTGGAAATAATAAGATATGCCAGTAACAATAAATGCAAGTGCACACGGTACTGCTTCATTATATGCAAGTCCGATTACAGCAGGTGATACCGTCACAATTAATATCTCAAATACAGGATTCCAAGAATCATATTTTACTTTAGAAACTATTAGAAATTCTTTAGGGCGTTATGATTCTACATCTCCTAAAACCACTTCCGGTTCATTTACATTGACATCCGGAGTATTTAGGTTAATACAAAATGATCACTTCGCATCGGTTATCGTTGCAAGTGGCGGTGGTGTATTGACATTCGTACCTGCTACTAATATATCTGCGAACACGTTGTTTATACGGGGTACTGGATTTAAATAATATTTGATTCTTTAAAGGAAAGGATATATATTTAACGTATATCCTTTCTTTTACTTTTTAGTTGTGCTTAGAAGTTTGGTTATTGAAGAATATAATATTATATTAATAAAAAAAAAGAAGTTATGAACATTGATTTCACGCACAAAGGACTAACAATCCAAGACATTAAGAAGATTAAAAAAAATGATTTCTACAAAATCAAATTTAAAGAATTAGATGAAATTTTATCCGTGTCCGCAATTAGTTTAGAATATAGGCTATGCGGTTATTTTATGAAAGATTCGATTAACTATATTAGTAGGGATGAAATTCTAAGTTGCAAATACAATATCAATCTAACTACCGGCTATTATCTTAGAATAGAAGATGGGAAACTAAAAAATTTTCCGTCTAACAATAGAAAATCATATATCAATTTTATTAGTATTGATTCTGAAATTGATAATATTGAAGGCCCGTTTTTTACTAAGTACGAAATGTCAAGTGCAACTGATAAAGACGAATTACCATTTTAAAAAGAAGATATGAAAACAGAAAAAGAAAAATTAAAAATGATTAAAGCAGCTGCTAAACATTATAAAAAGTTTATGCTGACTTTAGGTATGGATCCGGACAACAATGACCATGAAAGGGATACTCCAATGCGAGTTGCTAAGAGTTTCGTTAAAGACTTAGTGGTGGGATTGTATGATGATGTTCCTAAAATAACTGCATTTGAAAATACGGATGGGTATGACGGAATGGTATTTCAAGGAAATATTGATTTGAAATCTATTTGTCAGCATCACCATTTGCCTTTTGTAGGTAAAGCACACGTTGCTTATATTCCTAGTAAAGAAGGTAAGGTAATTGGTTTAAGTAAATTAAATAGAATTGTAGAACATTTCGCAAGAAAACCTCAGGTACAAGAAAATCTTACTATGCAGATTCATGATTTCATTAATGAAACCTGTGTAGGTAATAAAGGAGTAGCAGTGATGATTGCATCTAATCATATGTGTGCCTGTTTGAGGGGTGTCAAGCACGATAGCACAATGATGACTAGTAAGTTATCAGGCGGATTCTTAAATGAAGATAGGGTTCGAGAGGAGTTTTATAACTTCGTTAAGGGATTAAAATAATATATGTATCAAAATATACATTTCGACAGGAAATCAAGTAGGATATATTTGTGGGACGATAAAAAAGGTCTTATACAATTTCCATATCAAAGATATTGTTATATCAAATCTCCTAATGGAGATGCGATTGCATTGGATGGTAATAAAGTAAAAAAGATATGCAATTGGGATAAGACAGATGAGGGTAAAGGCATTCTATATGAGTCCGATGTTCAGCCTGAGGTAAGAACACTAGTTGACTTATATCATGACTCTGATGAGCCCTCTCTGCTTTATAAGGTATTATATTTAGATATCGAGGTTGATACCACTACTAAGTTGCCTAATCCGGAAGAAGCTGATAATGAAATCACTGCTATTTCAGTTTATGCAAAAGACTTAGATCAATATTTGGTTTTTATCTTAGACAAAGAAAGAAAACTAAAAGATAAGGTTGAAAAGAATGTCCATATTCACTCGTATGTAGATGAAGAAGATTTATTAAACGACTTTATAGAATGGTATTCTAATTATGAGCCTAGTATAATCACAGGATGGAATATTGATTTCTTTGATATTCCTTATCTTTATAATCGGATATCCAAGGTTTTAGGTAAAAAGAAAGGAAAGGCCTTGAGTCCGATTGGTATTGTAGAGTACAACAATAGAAGTCGCATATACAATTTAGCCGGTGTTACTTGTTTAGATTATCTTCCATTGTATAAAAAATATTCAATGGGTGAAGAGCCTTCATATACCTTAGACGCCATCTCAACTAAAGAAATTGGTAAAGGTAAAATTAAATATGAAGGTTCATTAGATGCATTATTTAAGAATGATATCAATAAATTTATTGAATATAACTTAAATGACGTTATTCTGGTTAAAGAGATAGATGATAAGTTAAAATACATTGAACTTACTAGAAGTATATGTCACAAGGGACATGTTCCGTATTCTGCCATATTTGCTTCTTCTAGATATTTAGAGGGGGCTATTTTAACTTATATGAAGGAGTTAGGTGTAATAGCACCTAATAAGCCTATAAATATTGATGATGATACTGATGATACTGATGATGATGAGGAGGATGATACCGAAGGTAAATTTGCTGGGGCATATGTAAAACCTCCGGTGCCGGGTAGATATGAATGGCTAACATGTTTAGATGCAACGTCTCTGTATCCCACTACTATTATGACATTAAACATTTCTCCTGAAACTAAAATAGGAAAGATTTTAGATTGGGGTGAAATTAATATGATGTCTAAATACAATGCCAAAAAGCAAACCAAAGAAAAATATATTCTTCAATATAAAAATGGTAAAGAAAAAGAATTTACTAAAGAAGAATTAATGTCTTTGATTAAAGAGAATAAGTATAGAGTAGGTGCTAACGGGGCACTATATACTTCTGAGAATAAAGGACTGATCCCTGCAATCCTTGAAAAATGGTTTCAAGAAAGGATTGATTATAAGGGATTGATGAAGAAAGCTAGTAAAGCTGGGGATAAAGAGAAAGAAGAATACTTTGATAGGTTACAATATGTAACTAAGATCCTTCTTAATTCTATGTACGGCGTATTAGGATTGAATTCATTTAGATTTTTTGACTTAGATAATGCTGAAGCAGTAACACTTACAGGGCAGGATATTCTTAAGTTTGCTGATATCATGGGAAATAAATGGATTAAAGACAATCTATTAGAAGGGACTTCCGCGTATGGTATAAATTTAAAAGAAAAGGATTTCTGTATTTATTCTGATACTGATTCTAACTATTTTGTGTTGTCTGATTTTGTTAGACGAGATGGTACTGAAATAGAAACGGTAAAAAAGTATTCAGCAGATATAGCCGGATTCATTAATGTTAATTTAACTAAGTTTACGGAAAAGCATTTAAATTCTAATTATAATAAGTTAGTATTTAAAGAAGAAGCTGCGATTAAATCGGGATTCTGGTTGAAAAAGAAACGGTATGCCTATCATAAAATATATGATTTAGAATCTGATAAACCTGCAGATAAGATTATAGTAAAAGGATTAGATGTAGTGAGAAGTAACTTCCCTCCGATATTCAGATCCTTTATGAAAGAAGTGTTAAATGATATTTTAAAGTTCGAATCTAAAAATTCTATTGATGATAAAATTATTGCATTACAAAGTAAATTAACTTCATTAGGATTAATGGATATAGCCAAACCTACATCTGCTAAGAATTTAGACAAGTTTGAGACTAAAGGAATTGCATTTAAGAAAGGAACTCCTGTGCATATTAAAGCAGCATTAGCATACAATTTCTTATTAGAGTTATATAAATTAGATACAGTAGCACCTATTATGAGTGGAGCTAAAGTTAAATGGGTATATTTAAAAAATAATCCATTCAATTTAGATGGCATCGCTTTCAAAGGATATGAAGACCCTAAACAAATTATGGATTTCATTGATAAATACATTGACTACAATAAGAATTTTGAATCTAATTTGTTAAATAAGTTACAAGCATTTTATGATGCTTTGAATTTCGGCCCGTTGCCTCGAGGAAATGCTAGGAAAATAGAATCTTTTTTTGAATTTTAATAAAAAAATTATATATTAATACATGATGTATAAAATACTAGTAATAGGTTTAGGTATAGGTAAACTATACCAAAAGATTTTAAGTAAAAATTCTTTATATAACGTAGTTACAATTGATAATGACCCTTATAAAGAACCGGATTATTTAGATTTAGAAACCTGTAGAACGGTCAATCCACAATTTGATTTGGCTATTATTTGCGTTCCTAACTATTTACATGAAGAGTATGTATTTAAGCTGCATGATTATAAAATGGCAAAAACTGTTTTAGTAGAAAAACCTGGATTGGGAGATTTTTCTTCATGGATTACGCACGTGGGAATGTATGCTCCTAATAAATTGATAATGATCAAAAATAATTTGTATCGAGATTCATATGATGCAATTATTAAAACGATTAAAGAAAATGTATTAGACATTAAAGAGGTAAATATTGATTGGCTAAACAAAAATCGTATACCAAATCCGGGGTCGTGGTTTACTAATAAAAAATTAGCTTTTGGTGGCGTTAGTAGAGACTTGATGCCACATTTATTGTCTATTTATTATTCTTTATTTGGTGAACTCAATGATCCTATTACCTCATTTAAAAGTCAAAGGCATTCATTGCAATCAATTGAAGGTACTGGATATGGTACTGTAGATAAAAAAGGTGTCTACGATGTAGATGATTACTGTAGAATTGAGTTTAGGAATGAAATAAAAAATGTCCCGATACATGTAAACTTATCAGCAAGTTGGAAAACGGATATACCTGAATCTAAAATAGGAATTGAAATAGTGTGGAGAAATAAAAATAAAATGTTTTATGAATTCGGATTATGCCCGGAAAAAGCATACTTAAAAATGATTGAAAAAACATTAAGTATGACAGCTGTTGAGTATATGAATCATAACCATATAGATGCTTATATACATAATATTATAGATAATGTTGACTAGAACCTTACATAGCTTTAAAGCTAAACAAATTATTGAAACGGAATGGGATCGTCCTGAGATGACTGACGATCAAATTGAAATTAAAACTTTATTCTGCGGAGTATGTAGGAGTGATATTGGTTCCTATAATAGGTGGGAAGATATGCCGTGTACGTCCGAAGATAATCCTACCGGACTCGGTTATTTTGGTCACGAAGGATGTGGCGTTGTGACCAGAGTAGGTAAAAATGTGCGCGGAGTTAAAGAAGGAGACTATGTAGCCACTTGGTCAGATCCTGCATATTCGGATTATTACTATGCAAAAGAAAATGAATTTACGGTAGTGCCCGAAGCATCACATAAATATATTTTGCAACCCGTTGCTTGTGCTATGAATATTCTACATAAAACGAAATTATTTCAAGATAATATGGGATACAATGAAGATCCTATTTTATTATTGGGTACCGGGTTTATGAGTATTGTTATTGGTCAATATTGTAAAGCAAATAAAATCGATTTAATTGTAGTAGGAAATAGTAATAAAGAAATTTGGTCGAATATGGGATATTACTTATATTCTATAGAAGATATAAAGAAAGGGTTCGGAAAGTTCAAAGTTATCATTGATTTAACAAGTAAAGCAGAAATGTATGAAGTCATTTCAAAAGAATTGGCTGCATTAGAAGCTTTGATTTGTTATGCCGCAACTCCTTCTAAACCTGTAACTACTAACTTCTTTGAGAATTGTTGGAATTGTCATACATTGATTATGCCGTCGCCACGTAATTCCGATTTTGGAATGATAATGGAATGGACTGCGGATTTGGTTACTAGAGGAGTATTAAATACAGAAATTCTTTGGAGCGCTGGCTACGATAGAAATGATATGAAAGAAGTTAAAAAAGCATTTGAAGATGGCACTAAAAGGCCTGCAGGATATTTAAGAGGATTTATTCATTGGGAATGAGAACAATATACATATTAGCACTAGAACCTTTAGATACCAGGTATACAGGTGAATGGTTTGTTGAATTGCCTAGAGTCTTAAACAAAAAGATACGTAGGTATCAATATGATTATCGAGTAATACAGATAGATGGTTATGGTGATGCCTATAAATCTATTGAAACTACTCCCGGGGCTTTCCTAAACTTTACATATACCAATATTTGGAAGAATAATCAGATAAATAAAATATCTGAATTATTTAGTAATGGCAGTATTAATCCAGGAGATAAGTTTTTAGTTACTGATGCCTGGCATTCCGGTATAATCCAAATTAAATATATGAGCGAATTGATGGATATACCGGTTGAAATACATTCTATCTGGCACGCAGGAAGTTATGATCCTCAGGATTTCTTAGGTCGTAAAGTTAAAGATAAATCTTGGAGTTTCAATGCTGAACGTGCATATTATTTTGCTTCGGATTATAACTACTTTGCATCTAAATATCATTGTCAGTTAATAGACAGTACTTTATTAAACGGTCCTAATGTAGGAGCCGTCTTTAAAAGGTGTAGATCAGGATTTCCTTTTGAATATTTACATACTAAATTAGAAGTATATACCGATACGCCTAAAGAAGATATTATTTTGTTTCCGCATAGGATCGCACCTGAGAAACAATTAGAGATATTCATGGATTTAAAAGCTGAATTGCCTCAATACCAATGGATTGTATGTCAGCACACTAAATTAACTAAAGATGAATATCACCAATTATTAGGAAAAGCTAAAATGGTATTCTCTGCTAACTTACAAGAAACCTTAGGTATATCAATGTATGAAGGTATATGTGCAAATGCACTCCCTTTAGTTCCGGATAGATTGTCCTATACGGAAATGTATGCAGATGAATTCAAATATCCGTCGGTGTGGACGGAAGATTGGAAATCTTATACTTTACATAAAGAAGAATTAAAGCAGCGGATTATTGATATGATGAATAATTATAAACAATATTGCTTAACGGATACAAAACATTATCTCACTAAAGAGTATTTTAGTTCAGACATAATGTTAGATAATATTTTAAATACAAAAGAAAATGAAGACTAACATCATAGTAACATTGCAAATAGATGCAATACATAATTGGCCCGGGGTCGTTGAACACAACGAATTATCTCAAGTCGATTTTCTACAATATCCGCATAGACATATGTTTCATATTACTGCTAAAAAAGCAGTCACGCACGATGATAGGGATATTGAAATCATTATGTTTAAAAGGAATATATTAGATTATCTGCATCGTAGATATTTTAATAAATCTAAAAACGCCCATTTGTTGGGATCTACTAGTTGTGAAATGCTTGCAAAAGAACTTACTAAAGTATTTTCACTATCATACTGCGAAGTATTAGAGGATAACGAAAATGGTGCTGAAGTATATTCAGATGCGGTATATACTCCTACTGAAGTAGTAGATGGGGATACTGTAGTAATCAATCCTATCGAATGGTCGGTTACGGGAAATACGGACAACGTACAATTAAATTATACTTATAAATCAGGTTCAATATCATTATAATATGGCACAACCCACACAATTTAATGAATTTCGATACTACCCCTCGTTCAGTGCGGGCGCTAGTCGTAGTTGGCTAACTAAAGATGTAGAACTGAACCCGGGGGTTTCTAGTAGATTTTATTCGGATAATTATCCTAAAGAATGGCAACATAAATATTTTCTTGTAACAGCAGGCCATCATTACAAAAAGATGGACTTGCGTGACAGGATGGGATTAGATCCTTCTGTGCAAGTATTAGGCGACTCTGGAGGATTCCAATTAGCAACGGGGGCTATTAAATGGGATCCGTCTTTTAAAGAAACTATTTTTAAATGGTTAGAAGCTAATTCTGATATTGCAATGAATCTTGATTTACCTCCTCGAGTAACATTAGAAGGTAAATTTCAAGAATGCTTAGATATTAGTTTAGAAAACTTTAAATACTTTGAAAAGAATCAAACAGGTAAGACTGCATTTTTAAATGTACTTCAAGGCAATGATCAAATTACTTATGAGTATTGGTATAGTAAAGTTAAAGACTTTAATTTCAGTGGCTGGTCTTTTGGTAACTGCCGTAAAGTAAGTAACCTTATGTTTGCTTTGGCACTCATGGTTAAAAACAAAGAATTTTTAAAACCTAATTGCCATTATTTGCATATTTTAGGAGCGTCTAAACTATACGACTTTTTTATCTATGAATATTTACAAAAGGTAATGAATGCTTATACAGGCAATCAAGTTCAAGTATCTACGGATTCGTCGAGTCCCGCATTAATGACTACATTCGGTGGATATTATTTTGATGCTGATTTCCGTAGCGGTGCATTTTTGACTGCATATTTTGCGCGTAACGCTAATATTAATCCAGATGCACCGTTGCCTTGTAAATTGCATAACTGTCCTGCATGTAAAGATAAAACATATAAAGATATTTATGATTGGAAAACTGATAGTTATATGTATATGACTACTCATAATTTACATATCTTTATGGATGCAGTGAATTCAATTAATACTTTATTAAAAAGTCATGATGATTTAATTAATGATGTAGTTAATCCAGTAGTTAAGACAATCTGTCTTTCTATTAAAGAAATGTTTGAAAGTGATAATCCAATGGCCGTGTATGAAAAATACAAGCCCGCCTACGCTAAATATAATTCTATGTTCGGTATGGCAGATTTAGGTTATAGTAAAACGGGTGATCCGGATGGTAAACCTGGAATGATTGAAACTTTCTTTGATTTTAATTAAAAAAATATTTATATTAAAGGTTATATGAAAAAAGACAAATTAATTAATGTGATAAAAAAGTATCACTTAAACAATACCATCGACTCGGTTAAATGGGTAGTCGGCGCTGATAATGCAGTAGATATTAATTTTGTAACTTCGGATCGAACTTTAGTAGGATCATTGCGAGCTACTGGGGTTGACATTGAAGAATCCGAATTAGGTATTTACACTACAGCACAGTTACTAAAATTATTTTCAGTATTCGGCGATGATATTGATATTTCTATGCTAAAGATAGATAATATCGCCAGAACGTTGAATATGAAAGATAAATCTACTTCGGTAACATATATGTTATCGGATTTATCAGTAATTCCAGTAGCAGGAAAACCTAAACAATTGCCTGAGTTTCAATTACAAATTAAAATTGATAACGAGTTTATTAATAAATTTAATAAAGCTAAAGGAGCGTTGCCCGATATTAGCCATGTTACTTTTAATTGTAAAGGTGATAAAAAAGAAATGATTATCGGTTATTCAAGTAACAATACTACTAGAGTTACATTGCCCATTGAAGGCACTTGTAGTGGTGATGTCACTTATAAATCCTTTAATTCAAATTACTTAAAAGAAGTATTAGCAGCTAATACGGATGCAACGGAAGCACTAATTGAAATTAGTGACGCCGGATTAATGGCGGTATCCTATAAGGGGCCTGATTTTAGTTCTACATATTTCTTTGTTGAAGTTCAGCATATTTAAAAAATAAATAGTTATGAAACCTTACGAAAACAAAATTGTAATTAAACCCATGGACCCGGAGCAAGTGTCTTCGGGTGGCATCATAGTGCCGGATGCCGGTAGAGAAAAAGCACTTCCCGGAACAGTAGTGGCTGTAGGACCCGGACAATATTCAGCCACAGGACAATTAATACCGACCGCTACTAAAGTAGGTGATACTGTTATGTATCCGAAATTCGGATGTCACTCATTTGAAGTAGACGGTGAAGAATATTTAATTATCAAAGAATCAGATTTAATGGTTAATTTAAGTTAAAAATATGGATATCAAAGTTATTACTTTAAACGAACAAGCACGCGAAAAGATTAAAAAAGGAGTAGATGTATTAGCATCTACGGTAGGCGTTACATTAGGACCTAAAGGTCGAAATGTTATTTTAGACAAGGAATTCGGATCGCCCACTTCTACTAAGGATGGTGTATCCGTAGCAAAGGAAATTAATTTAAAGGATCCTGTTGAAAATGTAGGCGCACAGATGGTTAAAGAGGCTGCATCTAAAACGGCAGCAATGGCAGGCGACGGTACTACCACTGCTACTGTATTGGCTCAAGCAATCTATAACGAAGGTCTGCGTTATTTGAAATCAGGCGCAAATCCGGTTGAAATTAAACGTGGTATGGATAAAGCAGTTGCTGCTGTGGTTGGAGAATTGGAAAACATGAGTACGCCTATTACCACTACTGAGGAAGTATGTTCAGTAGGCACTATCTCTGCTAATAATGATAAGGAGATTGGTAACCTAATTGCTACTGCTATGGATCGTGTAGGAAAAGATGGCGTAATTACGGTAGAAGAAAGTAGGACTGCCGAAACTAGTTTAGAAGTAGTTGAAGGTATGCAATTTGATAGAGGATACATTTCTCCTTATTTTGTGACCGATCAACAAACTATGCAGACGACTTTAGAAGATCCTTATATTCTTTTGTATGATAAAAAGATCACAGGAGTAAAAGAGATTCTTTCCATCTTAGAGCAAGTATCTAAGACGGGTAAAGGATTATTAATTGTATGCGAGGATTTAGCAGATGAAGCCTTAGCTGCTCTAATCGTGAATAAAGTTCGTGGTATACTTAAAGTGGCAGCAGTTCGTGCTCCGGAGTATGGTGACCGTCGTATTCAAGCATTAGAAGATTTAGCAGTATTAACTAATGGTATTTTTGTATCAGAACAGAAGGGTATGAAATTAGACAAACTTACTTTAGATAAATTAGGAAAGGCTCGGGTAGTAACGGTTACCAAAGATAAATGCACTATCATAGATGGTGCCGGTGAAACGGAAGCTATTGAATCTCGTATACAGGAAATTAAAAAGCAAATAGAAACTGCGACTTCAGAATATGAAATTGAAAAACTCCAATCACGTTTAGCTAAATTAACCGGTGGTGTAGCAGTATTGAATATTGGTGCACATACCGAAGCTGAAATGAAAGAGAAGAAAGATCGTGTAGATGATGCACTTCACGCTACTAAAGCTGCTGTTGATGAAGGAATTGTAATGGGTGGAGGAATGGCACTAGCTTTAGCATCTAATGTATTGAATACATTTAAAGCAGAGAACGAAGATCAAAATATCGGAGTGCAGATCATTAAAAAAGCTTGCAAGTCTCCTTTTAATTTGATTATGAAGAATGCAGGTAAAAATCCGGAAGCTATTATGATTGAAATGGGATATTATTCTGATATTCCTAATGTTGGTTATGATGCTAGGAATGATAAATATGTTGATATGATTTCTGAAGGTATTATCGATCCTACTAAAGTAACTAGAACAGCATTAGAAAATGCTAATTCAGTTGCGTCGATCTTGTTGACTACCGAAGCTGTAGTCACTAAAGAACCTACTGAGAAGAAAGAAGTATCGCAACCTGAAATGATGTATTAATAGTATCATTTTTTATTTTTAGAAGTCGGGCCGTAACCCGACTTTCTTGTTTATGAAAAAAAAATTAATTATATTATATAAATGATAAGAAAAGAAAATACATTGTGGGTTGAAAAATATAGACCCTTTGATTTGGATGGTTATGTAGGAAATGCCGACGTAATTAAAAAGATACAATCTTTCATAGCATCTAATGATGTGCCTCACCTATTACTTTGTGGTAAAGCCGGTACCGGTAAAACTACTCTTGCAAAGATTATCACGAATGCAATTAATTGTGATTACTTATATATCAATGCTTCGGACAAAGGAGGAGTAGAATTTGTTAGAACGGAATTAATCCCATTCGCATCTAGTGCAGGATTCAATGATTTGAAGATTGTAATACTTGATGAGGCTGATTTTATAACTCCCAATGCACAGGCAGCACTCCGCAATGCTATGGAAACGTTTAGTAAGCATTGTAGATTTATTTTGACCTGTAACTATGTTGAGAAAATTATTGATCCTATCCAATCCAGGTGTCAAGTGTTTGCTATAACGCCTCCGACCAAAAAAGACGTTGCAGTAAGGATGGTAGAAATACTTAATGAAGAAAAGATTGAATATGCAAAAGAAGATTTGGTATTAGTAGTAAATAGTACCTATCCAGACATTCGTAGAACAATTAATAGTCTGCAACGCCAATCAACCTCAGGTAAATTAGAAATAGATAAAAGTGCAGTAATTGAATCTAATTATCAATTAAAATTGTTAGAGTTACTAACTATTGATGATAAGAAAAAAGCATTTACAGAAATAAGAAAAATATTATCTGAAGCTAATCAAAATGACTTTACTTCATTATATAGTTTCTTATATGAAAATGTGGATACGTATGCTCAAGGACATTTAGCCGCTGTTATATTAATTTTAGCTGAATCACAATGGCAAGATTCATTTGCTATTGATAAAGAAATTCATATGGCTTCTACGTTTGTTAAAATATTAAATGAAATAAAATGATTTGGTACGAGGTTATAGGATGGGTATCTACATTATTAGTATTAATTGGATATTGGTTAAATGCTAATGCTAAATATCGATTGGCAATGATGGTGTGGATAGTAGGTGACGTGGGATGGATTACATACGATATTATACGAGGTATATTCCCGCACTTAGCTTTGAGTTCGGTAATAATTATATTAAATTTATACGGTATTTATAAAATCATAAAAAATAACAGAAAATATGCAAAATCAACAATTGAACGTGGATTTAAGTCAAGCGACGGATTTGCGTTGTAAAGAATGCGATAACCGAGTATTTACACCGGGAGTTATCCTCAAGCATTTATCGGCATTATTATCTCCTTCAGGAAAAGAAACTTTCATTCCTGTACAGGTATTTCAATGTTCTAAGTGCTATTTAGTTCCAGATGAATTTTTATCTGCATTCAACGACTAGTAATGGCAGAAACTAAAAAAGCATTAACGCTATTCGATCATATTAGCGGGATAACAGATAAAAAAACTCCATGGAGTGATTTATCAGATATGGATAGGAAATCATTTTCCCCATATATGATAAACAGGTTTTTATCTATGTCCCCTGATATGATTGAATTCGTTAATGAATTACAACGATATACTATCGGAATATTATCACCTAAAGAAGTGTACAATTTGTATTTAGATATATTACCTAAAAAGAAAATGTTCTTAAAGTATATCAAAGGAGATTCTAAAGAAAAGTATCCTGATAAATTAGTTGAGTACGTCTCTAAGTATTATGAGTTTGGTTCTAGAGAAGCCGTGGAATGTTTAGATATATTATATTCTACTCCAGAATTTAAAATTCACATAAAAACTATCTTAGAAGCATTCGGACTTCCAGAAAAAGAAATTAAAAAACTTATTTAATGAGCGTCTTTAAAATCAAACCTACTATACCTAGTGGGGCTAAAACCATTTCGTATTCTCAGTTCGCATTATATACTGAATGTCCGTGGAAATGGAAATTGATGTACATAGATAAGCACAAACTATCTGAGCCTAGCATTCATTTAATATTCGGTACAGCAATTCACGAGGTATTGCAAGAGTATTTAACTGTAACCTTTGAAGATAGTGCTAAGAATGCCGACAGGATGGATTTGGCAGGAACGTTGTATACAAAAATGTTTTCTCTTTATAAGGAAGAAGTTACCAAGAACGGCGGCACTCATTTTTCAAATAGAACCGAGTTAGATGAATTTTATAGAGAAGGAGTAGAAATTTTAGACTTTGTAAAAAAGAAACGCACAGAATATTTTCCTACTAAACATCATAGATTGTTGGGGGTTGAAATACCTTTACTATCTCAAATAGAAGATTTCAATGTTTATTTGATGGGATTCATAGATTTAGTTACATTAGACGAACGTGATAATCTAATAACTGTTTATGATTTTAAAACTTCTACTCGAGGTTGGGGTGATAAAGATAAAAAAAATGAGATAAAGAAGGCCCAGATAATTATTTATAAAGAATATTTCTCCAAGCAATATGATATCCCTGTTGATAATGTTGAAGTTGTATTCTTTATACTTAAAAGGAAACTTTGGGAAACGACTGACTTTGCTCAAAAGAGGGTTCAATTATTTAAACCGCCGAGTGGTAAAGTTACTAGGAAAAAAGTAGTATCTAAATTAGTTGAGTTCGTAGAAAAGTCTTTTACTAAAGAAGGTCAATATAGAGAAGACGCTGATCATTTTCCTATAGCAGGTGATATGGATAAAAATTGTAAATGGTGTCCCTTCAAAGAAAGACACGATTTATGTCCCCCAGATAAACGATTATATTATTAAACATGAAACGAATAGGATTAATAGGAGAAAATACTTACGAAAATAAATTAAAAATAAAAAATATACTATTTCAATTAAAACAAAAACACGGTACGGATATTGAAATAGTTAGTAGAGGCACTTTACAAGGGGCGGAAAAATATGTTAAAAAATATGCTTTGGATTTGGGATTGCAATATAGAGAATTTAATCCGGCACATACCACACATAACCTATATTCAGCTTTAAATGAAGGATTCTATAATAAACCGTATAAACCTTTTAATTTTATACTTAGGGATAAAATGTTTGTTAGTTATGTAGATGTCTGTATTTGTTTAGTAGAAGAAAATTCATCTGCTAAAAATTTAAAAACTTGTATTGTATTGTTAGAAAAGAGTGAAAAAAAATATGTTATCATGAATTAGGGTTTTGTCCCTGAATCTATATTTATAATAAATAAAAGGTTATGTTACGAGAAATTAAAGGGTATTTACCTAAAGATAAAAGAAAAACTATTTTATTATTGTCTGACGACTTGAGGCTGCCGTCAGGTATTGGTACGCAATCCAAAGAGATTGTATTTAACACGTGTCACCGATATAATTGGTTACAAGTAGGAGCAGCCATCAAGCATCCTGAAAACGGCAAACTGTTGGATATTAGTGGTGATGTATCTAATATAACTGGAGTTGAAGATCCGTGGGTTCGTATTATTCCCTTTGAAGGGTATGGAAATCCTATGATAATCAGACAAATCTTATCTATGGAAAAAATAGATGCATTAATGATTTTCACGGATCCTAGATTCTTCACTTGGTTGTTTGATATGGAAGATGAAATTAGGACGAAAATACCTATTTTGTATTGGAATATTTGGGACGACTTGCCTTTCCCAATGTGGAATCGTACTTATTACGCTTCTTGTGATTTATTAATGGGTATAAGTAAACAGACTACCAACCTCAATAAACAAGTGTTGGGACAAGAAAATTATGTTGAATTAGATTATAGAAACAATTATAAAGTAAAATAAGGTTATGAAATTTGCAAATAAACCTGTAGTGGCTTACGTGCCACATGGGATAGATCCTAGGATATATTATCCCATAGATGGCGTGAATCACCCCGAAGAATTCACTAAAGTAGAAAATCTTAGAAAGGAAATTTTCGGATCTAAAAACGATACAATTGAATTTGTATTGTTTTTTAATAGTAGGAACATTAGACGTAAAATGATTCCAGATATCATATTAGGATATAAACTTTTCTTAGATATGATAGGTCCGGAACAGGCTAATAAATGTGCATTGCTTTTGCACACTCAACCTATTGATGAAAATGGTACTAATTTATATGATGTAATTGAAAACCTATGTCCGGATAAAAACATTTTCTTTACTGGTAGAATGGTAGATTTCGTTACTTTAAATCATTTATACAACATTGCAGATGTTACCATTTGTAATGGAAGTAATGAAGGATGGGGATTATCTAGTACAGAATCGATTATGGCAGGTACTCCTGTAATTAATAACGTTACCGGAGGTCTTCAAGATCAAATGAGATTTGAAGATGATAACGGTGATTGGATTGAATTTACTCAAGAGTTTCCGAGTAACCATACCGGTAAATATAAAAAGCACGGATTGTGGGCAATACCAGTATTTCCTAGTAATAGAAGTATTCAGGGGTCAGTGCCCACCCCTTATATCTTTGATGACCGAACTTCTTTTGAAGATATAGCAGTAGCCATTAAAAAATGGTTTGATACACATCCAGATTTCAGAGAAACTGCAGGACAGTTAGGAAGAGAATGGCTCATGGGAGAAGAGAGTAGAATGTCTTCGGATAAACTCAGTGAAGGTATGATAACTTGTATTGATTATATTTTTGAAAATTGGCAACCTAGAAAAAAATATGATTTAATAAATGTAAAGTCTTATAAGTATAAACCCGAACATAACGGAGTTTTAGTTGATTATTCCAAAATAAAATAATATGAACAAACCATTAATATTAATAACGGGGCCTGTATTAACTCGAAGTGGATATGGTGACCGTACCCGTGATATTGCACGTGCGATTATAAAAGCAGACAAATATGATTTAAGAATTTGGCCGATTAATTGGGGCATCACTCCTTTTATTGGATTAAATGAAAAAGATCCTAGCGATGCACAAATTTTAAATTGTATTTTAAAAACTCCGGAACTACATAAGAAACCGGATATTCATATTCATATTTCAGTGCCTAGTGAATTTCAACCTGTAGGCACGTATAACATAGGAATTACAGCTGGTATTGAAACTGATATTGTAGATTCTTCATGGATAGAGGGAGTTAACAGGATGGATTTAACACTAGTATCTTCTGAACATTCTAAAAAGGGATTTATGGATGCTAGGTATGAACAGAGAGATGAACGTACTAATGCAGTAATTAATACATTATTTGTACAAAAACCTATTGAAGTTTTATTTGAGGGTCTTGATATTGAAACGTTCTTTAAGACTGATGATATTAATGATGATTTAGATAATGAACTAAAAGCTATTCCTGAAAAGGATTGTTTTCTTTTTGTAGGACATTGGCTTAATGGTGATTTAGGACAAGATAGAAAAGATGTAGGAATGTTAATTAAAATTTTTTATGAATCGTTTAAAAATAAAAAGAATAGACCGGCATTAATCTTGAAAACTAGTGGCGGGTCTACTTCTATAGGAGATAGAAAAGCTATTTTAGATAAAATTGATGCAGTTAAAAATACGTGTAGTCCTGATGCCGATTTACCTAATGTATATTTATTACACGGCGATTTAACTAGGGAGGAGATGAATTCATTATACAACCATCCTAAAGTAAAAGCACATATTAGTTTTACTAAAGGAGAAGGATATGGAAGGCCTTTATTAGAAGCATCGGTTTCAGCTAAACCGATTATAGTTCCTAAAAATTCTGGTTATGTAGATTTCTTGGAACATGTAATTTGGTTACCGGGACAATTAACTCCTATTCATCCTTCAGCACAATGGCAGGGAGTATTAAATTCGGGTACTAAATGGTTCACCGTTGATTATAGTTATGCAGGTGGCATTATGCGTGATGTATTTGAAAATCCTAAAAAATATACAGACTTAGGTAAACGCCAAGCCTATAAATCTAGAAACGAATTTACTTTAGATAAAATGGGAGAAAAATTACTTAAGTATGTTGATGATGCAATAGATAAAATGCCAAAACCTGTACAATTAAAATTGCCTCAGTTAAAAAAGATAGAATTGCCTAAACTTAAAAAAGTAGAACTAGAAGATGGAAAATAAAATAAGATGTAAAGTATGCCATACGGTGGAATGCTATCATGAAACTGAAAATGATATTGATTCCTATCTATGTATGAACTGCGGTTATACAACTACTAGTTTAAACAAAAATGGATCTATAGAATTACGTAAATGGGAAATGGCTACTCCGGAATTGATTAAAAATTCTAAGTTCGTAGATACGGACACTGATTTAGTTTGGTATCCATCAGTTCTTAATTTTCCTTCTAAAGGAATTATATTTCCCGATGGGGTTAATGAAAATAATTGGAATTGGAGAGTAGCTAAAGTTATAGAAATTCCTGAAGAAGATAGATCTAAATACCCAATCCCGGGCAAAGATGGGGAATATTATTCTACTAGATTAGATATGAAAAATAGTATAGAATTTAATAGAAACGATTTTAAAAATGCTTGTATAGAATTGGGTATTTTGGAATCTTAATAATTAAAACAAATGAAAATAGAAGTATTTAATAAATTAAAAAACAAGTTTGAGATAAACGCTTTTGAAAATAATTTCCTAACGGTAGATAAAGTATTATATTACTTTTCTTTCCTAGGAAATATTTTATCAATTATATTTTCTTATTTCTTTATAGCCGATGCTACCAAGGCAATACCTACTTTCTTTGCAGGACAAGCATTGACCGTTTCTATTTTCATTATTGTATTTATGACCGGCTACGAGTTATTAAAAAGGTTTGCCTTTGAACAGCTAGTAACATATATCGTTCGACTTAAAAAAATTACTACTAATATTTTATTAGGTGGGGTAGTCGTTTTTTTACTCGTAGCCGGTTCTTTTTATTTAAGTTTAAGTGGATCGCATAGGATTATTGATAGGCAGGAAACTATTGTATCTAAAACAGATTCTATTTTGAAATCGGAACGCGATTCCATTGTTAATTTATACAAGCAAAAAGCTTCTATATATGAAACACAATTAACTTCTTTATATGATAATGCTAAGAATGGTAGGTTAAAACCCAAAGATAAAGCCGATATTAAAGAGTACGAATCAAAGATATCAAGTATCGAGAGTGAAAGAGATAATAAGATACAAGCTCTAGAAACTAAAATATCTAATAAAGATCAAGCGGAGTTAAATAAAAATAAATCTAATACTTTAGCATTAGTTCTTTTGGTAACATTCATGGAATTTATTATATTATTGGGAGTAGGGTTTAATTCTTTTTATTTAGCAAAGAGTTATTCAGATATGAAAGCACTATTAAATACTCCTAAATATAAACAGATGGAAATGAATTTAAAGATGCTTCACTTATTATATCAGAATGGAAATAAAAAAGAAGGTGATAGTACATTGCCTTTAACTAAATTTAAAGGATTGGTATCTAATCAAAAATTGGATGTAAGACAAAAAGATATACAAGACTTTATTACTCTATGTACTGAATTAGAAATAATTAAATCTAATAATAGTAAGAAAAAATATTATGCGGTTGATTATAATACTGCGAAACAATTAATAGAAAAAAATGTATGATTACTATTAGTTATGCTATATTAGCTTGTAATGAATACTATGAATTGCATAAGTTGATCAATGTTTTATTGAGTAAAATAAATGCAGAAGATGAAATTGTGTTATTATTAGACACCGACAACGTAACGGATAGTGTAAAAGAATTATGTAAAGACTTTTCTTCAGTGCCTAACTTTAAATATTATTTCGGTCATTTAAATAAAAACTTTGCTCAGCATAAAAATCATTTAAACAGGTTGTGTACTAAAAATTGGATTTTTAATATCGATGCCGATGAATATCCTAGTGATATTTTATTAGACAATTTACGGGACATTCTAAATTTAAACAACGATGATGTTGATTTAATTGCAGTGCCTAGAGTGAATAAAGTAAACGGATTGACGGATGAACATATTGCTAAATGGCGTTGGAATGTAGATTCATTCGGTAGAGTGAATTGGCCGGATTACCAACTTAGACTGTATAAAAATATACCCGATATTAAATGGGAAGGAGCTGTTCATGAAAGACCTGTAGGTTGGAAAAACGGATCGCACTTACCAATGGATACGGAAGACTTTGCTTTGATTCACATCAAAGATATTGGAAGACAAGAAAGACAAAACGAGTTTTATAATACCATATGAATATAATCATTCCTATCGGAGGTGTAGGAAATAGATTCAAAGATGAGGGATTCCAAATTCCTAAACCATTAATAAATGTTTTAGGTAAATCCATGATTTATCGAGTTATCGAATCATTAAATTTAAATGATACGGATAAAATTCAAATCATTTATCACAATAATTTAAAGGAATATAATTTTGAATCCCTAATTAAGTTCTATTTTCCCAAAATCAATATATCATTTATTTCTTTAGACAATCCTACTAGAGGAGCGGCTGAAACTGTATTGAAAGGTCTTGATACTTTTTCTGATAATGAATTAGATGAAAACGTTCTTTTGTTGGATTGTGATACTTTTTATGATGATGATATCATTAGCAAATATAAACAATCAATTAATAAAAACTTGATATTCTATTTCAATGATACAGATCCAAATCCTATATTCTCGTATCTCGAATTAAACGAAAATCAAGTATCGGGTATCAAAGAAAAAATAAAAATATCTAATAATGCAAATACGGGAGCGTATGGATTTGCATCTGCTAAGATATTAAAAGAATACTGTTCTAAGATTTTAGACTTAAATGAAGAACTTTATATTTCTCACGTGTATTCAGAAATGTTAAAGGATAATATTTCAATACACGCTTGCGAAATAGAAAAATTTAATTGTGTAGGCACTCCATTACAATTAAAAAGTTATTGTAATAAAAATAAATCTAAAGCTTCTAACTTAAGAATATGTTTTGATTTAGATAATACTTTAGTTACATATCCCGTAATTCCTAATGATTACACGTCGGTGTTGCCTATACAAAAAAATATTGATTACCTTAAACTACTAAAGAAACTAGGCAATACTATTATTATTCATACGGCTAGGCGAATGCGAACCAGCAATGGAAATCCGGGCAAAGCTATTGCGGATATAGGAAAAATTACATTTGATACTTTACACAAATATGATATTCCTTATGATGAAATATTCTTTGGAAAGCCGTATGCGGATTATTATATTGATGATTTGGCTATAAATGCCAATTCTTCTTTGGACAAAGCTATCGGTATTTACGATACTAATATACCTCCTAGAAGTTTCAATAAAATTGAATATGAATCTAATTCTGTAATTAAACAGACTACTAATTTAGGAGAGGTTTATTGGTATAATAATATGCCAGTAAAATTGAAAAAGTATTTCCCATCTCTAATAGATTCATATAAAAATAAGTTGGTTTTGGAATATGTAGACGGTATTAGTTATTCATACATGTATTCAAATAAAACTTTAATACTTGCAGATGTAGATATATTACTAGATACTATTAAAGATATTCATTCAGTTAAAATAGAAGGATCTATCGATATTAGTTCCAATTACACTAAGAAGTTGCAAAATAGATATTTAAACAATTTAGAATTATATTCTAAATATGAAAATTCAGAAAATATCTATCAAAAATTATTAACTTCTTTAACTTTATATGAAGAATCATTTAAAGATTCTGTAGTCGTTATACATGGCGATCCGGTATTCACTAATGTAATTCGAACTAAAAATGGAATTAAATTGATTGATATGCTGGGAAAGCAAGGAGATGAATTGACTCTTTTAGGAGATCCTTACTATGATTATGCTAAAATATATCAATCTATAATAGGATATGATTTTATTTTAAATAATTTTGAAATAGATTCTTTTTATGTAACCACGCATAAAAAATATTTTGAATCGCAATTTACTAGTTCTGAATTAAAGAATATCAAATTAATAACTGCTAGTCTGTTATTTTGTCTATTACCTTTGCACGATGAAGACCTTGTTAAATTTACTAAATACTTTAAATTAATCAACTCACTTATATGAAATATCAAATAAAGGATCTTGTAGTGGATTCAAGTGCAAATTTATCTAGGCAATACATTACAATACTCGACGATTGTTATGTAAAACATTTAGATACTCCGTATGGTATTGAAGTATTTCATGATAAAAAGAAAGTCATTGCGGGTATAGATAATTCTATACAGATGATTGGAAATAAAAATTTAGTATACGATTCTTCTATAACTAATGATTCGGAGGAATATGATGTAGAAATAGATGAACCTATTTTTTTATTATTTGATCAAGCGGGATTGAATTACATACATTTCTTTTTTAATTTCTTTTGTAAGTGTTTATGTTATGATTCGCTTCAAAATAAAAAAATGAAAATAGGAATTTTAGAATCTTTTTATCAGTCGGAAGGCGATTATTCATTTATTAAAGAATGGCTAGATTTATATTATGAAGATGTTGAGTATGTAGTATTTAAAAATAATGTTAGATATAAAGTAAAATCGTTATATTTACCTAACGGTTATTATTCATTCCCAGAAGGATTTGGATATGATAAAATCATCAATGCCATTATTAATACGGCAAATAAAATAGAAGCCGTGTCTTCTGAAAAACCCGGAGTGTATATTTCTAGACAGGATACCATTAAACGTGGTTGGTATCATAATCGGATTTTAGTTAATGAATTAGAATTAATAGAGAGGTTAAAAACCGAATTGGATTATGATATAGTTGAATTGATGGATTTGAGTATGGTCGATAAAATACGTTTATTCAAATCATATAAAAACATTTTACAACAAAGTAGTGCATCGAATATTAATATTCTATTTTCTAACATCAATAATAACAATTTTATTTTGACGCATCCTTTAATGGAAGGTTGGTTAGGATCGCATTCATATGTATTTGCTACTAAAGCGGGTACTAATTTAGCTTTACTTACAGGTGGCGGGACATTGCTTCCCGAGTTAAAAGATCCTAATGTTACTGATTCAAATAATGTTCCTTGGAGTGTAAGTAATTTAGATGGATTGATGCAAATGCTTAAATTCTAAGTTTGGTTTTAAAGAAATAGTTTTATATATTATACCTATGAAAGAGATTTTAGAATTAGTAGAAACCTACATTAAACAAAAACATTCAGAAAAGACTTGGGAAGCAGGAAAAGATTGGGTACAATATGCGGGCCCGTATTTTTCTTCAGATGAATACGTAGCAGCAGTTAAAACTTTATTAGGAGAGTGGTTAGTATTGGGAGCTGAAGCTATTAAATTTGAAACTAAGTTTCCTAAGTTATTTGATAAACGATATGGACTTCTAACCAATAGTGGTTCGAGTGCTAATTTATTGATGATGTTAGCAATGACATCTAAACGAGGATACAGTTTTCCTAAGGGAACTAAAGTAATAACTCCTATTGCCGGATTCCCTACTACTATTAATCCTATATTTCAAGTAGGATTTCAACCTGTGTTTGTAGATATAGAATTAGAAACTCTTAACTTGGATTTAGATCAAGTAGAAAAGGTTTGTATAGAAAATCCGGACGCCAAAATAATCACATTTGCACACGTATTAGGAAATCCTCCTAATATGAAACGGTTAATGGAACTAGTAGAAAAGTATAAATTAATTTTACTAGAAGATTGTTGTGATGCATTAGGATCTACATATGAAGGAAAAAAGCTAGGCTCTTTCGGTGAAATGGCTAGTTGTTCTTTTTATCCGGCACATCATATGACAATAGGAGAAGGAGGGTTCGTAGCTTGCAATGATGAAAATACTGAGAGAATCGTTAGAAGCTTCCGTGAGTGGGGAAGGGGTTGTTATTGCGTAGGTAAACAAAACCTCTTAGAGAAAGGATCTTGCGGTTGTAGGTTTAGTAATTGGTTACCATCACTTCCCGATTATTTATTTGATCATAAATATACATATGAGGAAATCGGATATAACCTCAAACCTATTGAATTGCAGGCTTCTATTGGTTTAGTACAAATGGAAAAGTTAGAAAAGATTGGTACCATAAGAAGAGAAAATTATAACAATCTATTTAAGGCATTTGAAAAATATGAAGAGTATTTTCATTTGCATAAGGCACAACCTAATTCCGATCCGGATTGGTTTGCATTTCCCGTCACTATAAAAGATAGTGCACCCTTCAAGCGTTCTGATATTTGCCAGTTCTTTGAAGCTAACAAAATACAGACCAGGCCTTATTTTGCAGGTAACATAATGTTACAACCCGCTTACGAGGGTTTGATGGATCCTAAAGAGGTTATTGAAAAATATCCTGTTGCTAGAAAAGTTACTACGGATACTTTCTTTTTAGGTACTAGTCCAGTAATTGATAAGAAAAAAACTGATTACATTGAATTAATTTTAAATAATTTTATAAATACAATTAAGTGATGCAATATTGCGATATAGGAAATATATTATTGAATAGTTCTACAGATAAAAATACTACGCATAGATACGGTCCTGTATATGACTTAGTATTTAATTCACAGTATTTAAAATTTAATAGGCCTTTAAAAGTACTAGAAATAGGAATAAGTTTATTCGGCAACGGGTCTGCAGGATCCTTTCCTGCAATACCATATGTAGAAAAATATGTAGGAATCGACAACCAAGAATATCAAGGATCTGTGGTTAATGATAAAGTTAAATTATATACCGGACCGGAATGTAATGCATATACATATGATATGTTAAATCGTATTTATGAAAAGGAAGGTACTTTTGATATTATCATCGATGACGGTCCGCATACATGGGAGTCTCAAGAATGGTTCTTTAGAAACTACTATGCTTTATTAAATACTGGTGGTGTTTTGTTTTGTGAAGATATTCATGAATCTAATTTATATTATTTAAACAAACTTCAAAAAGAATTGGGATTGTATGTTTTAGATTTACGTATAAATAATAATCCTAACGGAGATGAAATCATATCTCTAAGATTCAATAATTAATATGAATAAAAAAATAGGTTGTTTATTTCTCGAAATAACTCACGGGGATTTAACTAATTATAAAGGAAATAACTTTTTTTCTTATAATGCTATAAATAGTTTTAAACAGTGGAATCCGGAAGTAGATGTAATACATATTACAAACCAAAATTTTAATTCGTATTTACAGGAACTTAACATAACTGAGTATTACGATGAATTAGCTTTGATACTTTTAAAGTTAATTGAAAAGTTGATGTTGATTAAGGGTTATTCTAAAATAATCCGATTAGGTGTAGATACTTTAACGTGTAGTAGATTAGATGAATTTTTAGATAATGATGAACCGGATGTAATTTTTTCTTCAGGGCCTCCATATAGTTTTTTGCAAACTAAATATTGGAAACCTAAAACAGAAGTTTTTGAATATGAAGGAAATTCATATCAAGACGTATCATTTATTAATGCAGACGTAACGTGTATCAATAATTCTAAAATGGCTACTCTATTGCATGATATTACATTTCAATATTGGACTGAACACCAGGATCAAGGTGGAATGAATTATTGTTATATAAATCAAAAAGAATTGGGAATCAATGCTAAAATAGTAGATTTCCCATATGTAAAAACTAAAGTATTGTATAATGTACGATCTAAAGGAGTAGCTTGCGGGGGAAATCAGATGTACAGGGGTCAAGTGTGGAGTGGCAATTATAAAGATCCTAACAGCATTGTTATAGGAAATGTATATCCTACTTCGACGTATCGAATAAAAGATAATAAACTTTATACTCAAGATAGTAAACAGATAAAAGTGTTTCACTATGCTGAAGCTTTAGGCGTTAAATCTAAAGAAGAGTATAACGAAACTATAGAAGAAATAAAACATAAGTGGTTCAACAAAGAAACCATGGATTTTTTAGAACAACAATGTAATTGTAAATTTTAAAATGAAAATTGTATATATAACAGGATGTTTAGGATTTATAGGATCCTATATTACTAGAACGTGTTTAGAAAAAGGTTGGTATGTAAAAGGAGTAGATAAAATTACATATGCAGCAAATAAAAATTTACTAGAAGAATTTAAAAAGTATGAAAATTTTTCATTTGTACATTGTGATATAAATGAATTAACATTTTTATATGACTGCGATTATATTATTAATACGGCAGCTGAAACCCATGTAGGAAACTCAATATTTAGCAGTGCGGAATTTATATCATCTAACATCAATGGTGTACATAATATTCTTGAATTAATAAAAAATCATAGAGGTGAAAATTCTACTAAGCCTATACTAATACATTTTAGTACGGATGAAGTTTACGGAGATATCGATTCGGGATTTCATACAGAAACGGATATGCTCAAACCTTCCAATCCGTATTCAGCAACTAAAGCAGCAGCAGATATGCTAGTAAAAGCCTGGGGACGTACTCACAAAGTTCCATATGTAATAGTTAGGCCTACTAATAATTATGGAATCGGACAATATGTAGAAAAGCTAATTCCTAAAGCTTGTAAATATTTAAAAGTAGGAAAAAAGATTCCATTACATAATAACGGAACTCCTATTAGAAACTGGTTACATGCCCAGGATACTGCTGATGCTGTCATTACTATCATTGAATCGGAAATTGTAAATGAAATTTATAATATTTGTGGTGGATTTGAACAAACTAATTTGGATACTATAAAAAAGATTCTTATATTGTATGGTATAGAAGATAACCAAATCAGTGATTATATAGATTTTTCTTGTAATAGACCCGGTCAAGATGTTAGATATGCGTTAGATGATTCTAAGTTAAGAAACTTAGGATGGTATCCTAAAAAAGAGTTTGATGTGGAACTACAAGATATAGTTGCTTATTACAAAAATAGATTTATATGGTAAAAGTTGCCGATTATGTTGCATCTTTTTTAGAATCCAAGGGAATCAGTCACGTATTCACCGTTACGGGTGGCGGTGCTATGTTTTTAAACGATGGATTAGCTAAGAGTAAAAAGATTAAAGGTATTTTCAATCACCATGAACAGGCGTGTGCAATGTCTGCGTTGGGATATACTAAAATCACCAACCAAATATCTGTGGTAATGCCCACTACAGGTTGCGGAGGTACTAATACTATTACAGGATTATTAGATGCCTGGCAGGATAGTAATAAAGTAGTTTTCATATCTGGAAATGTAAACAAAAAAGAAACTACTTATTGTTCTTCTATTCCTTTAAGAAAGTTCGGAGTTCAAGAAGCCAATATAGTTGAGATAGTAAAATCAATAACTAAATATGCAGTCATGATAACTGATCCTAATTCGATTGCATATCATTTAGAAAAAGCTTTTTATTTGTGTGAAGAGGGAAGGCCCGGACCGGTGTGGATTGATATACCATTAGACGTTCAAGGTAGTTATATAGATGAAACTTCTTTAGAACATTTTGTAGAGCCTGAAAAATTGGAAGACTACAAAGATTATATTTCCACATTAGAAACTCTTCTATTAAATTCTAAGCGTCCTATTGTGATTGCTGGTTATGGTATATATCTATCCGATACTAAAAATCAATTTAGAAAATTTATAGAGAAGTATAATTTGCCGGTTGCATTTACTTATTTAGGTGTTGATCTATTACCTTCAGACCATACTTTATATGTAGGAAGGCTAGGTACTAAAGGTGATAGAGCAGGCAACTTTGCTGTGCAAAACAGTGATTTGATTATTTCTTTAGGTAGTAGTTTAAGTGTATCCGTTACTGGATTTAGATACGAAACTTTTGCCAGAGAAGCTAAAAAAATAGTAGTAGATATCGATCCTTATGAACATAAGAAGAACACTATTAATATTGACTATGAAATTAATTTAGATCTAAAAAAGTTTTTTGAAAATACTGTAAATTTAAATTACTTTGCAGATCAGTCTTGGATAGAAACTTGTAACAGGTGGAAAAATAAATGGCCTGTATTTAATTCTGAATATGAAAACGTTTCAAAAGGAATTAACATATACTATTTTTTAAATGAACTCTCTAAAAAAAACAAAAAGGATTCCGTTGTTATAAGTGATGCTGGCTCTGCATATTATACTACGTCTCAAGCAATACAAATATCCGGTAATCAAAGATACGTTACTTCGGGTGCGCAAGCTGATATGGGCTTTACACTTCCTGCTTCTATAGGTGCTGCAATTGCTTCTAATACAGATGTAGTGGGAATTACGGGAGATGGATCATTTCAGATGAACATACAAGAATTACAAACTATAGTTAACTACAATTTGCCTATTAAGTTGTTCGTATTAAATAATGGCGGATATTTATCTATACGAAATACTATGGATAAGTTTTTTGAGAGTCGGTATTACGGTACGGATTCTAAATCAGGTCTTTCATTTCCCGAAATTAAAAAGATAGCACGTGCGTATGGAATACCTTTTTATAAATTGAAAACTTCTAACGATTTAAAAAATAAATTATCTACAATTTTAAATTTATCAGGACCGGTTTTAATAGAAGTAATGTGCCCATTTAAACAAGATATAGTCCCTTCTTCTTCTACTAAACAGAATGAAGACGGTAAACTAGTATCTCAACCTTTGGAAAATATGTTTCCATTTCTATCGGAAGATGAATTTAAAAATGAAATGATAGTAAAACCTTTATCATGAAAAAATCAATCTTACATTTTAAACAAATGAAATCTAAAAGTGAACCTATCACTTGGATTACAGCTTATAGTTATCCTACTGCATATGCTGCCGAACAAGCAGGTATAGATATGATACTAGTAGGAGATTCGGGAGGAATGGTAGAATTGGGGTATCAAACCACAAATCCGGTAACCATGGATGAAATGATACAACTAGCTAAAGCTTCTAGGAAAGGAGCTCCTAATACATTCATAGTAGGAGATATGCCACAAGGTTCATATGAAATATCTAATGAAGAGGCTATAAAAAATGCTATGAGATTTGTAAAGGAAGCCGGGTGTGATGCTATTAAATTAGAAGGTGGTATTCGTATGGCAGAAAGAATCAAAGCAATATCGGATTCAGGAATTTTAGTAGTAGCTCACTTAGGACTTACTCCGCAATCAACAGTATCTTTTGGAGGATATCGAGTTCAAGGTAAAACTATATCTAGTTTTAATCAGACAATGGAAGATGCATTGGTAGTACAAGATGCCGGTGCCTGTATGTTGTTATTAGAAGCAATGCCACATGAATCGGCTTTACAAATAGCAATGAAATTAGAAATACCTGTAATGGGAATTGGGGCTGGGTTATTAGATGGACAATTAATTATTATGCACGACTTATTGGGATTCTATCCTACTTTTAGGCCTTGGTTTGCCAAGTGTTATATTCCACAAGTAATAAACAAATACTTACAATTGATATCGGCGCAAGAAGATATAAAAAAATTCGGTATAGATACTAGGAATGATGGATTTAATTTCTTATCTTTTTTAGCAATAAGGGAATATATTGAAGAGACTAAAGAAAAAAAGTTTCCCTCAAAGGAATATATGTATCCGATTAAAGATTCTGAATTAGAAGAAGTTAAACAATCAAAATATTGGAACGAATGAACATATTAATTACAGGCGCAAAAGGGTTTTTAGGAAGCTCATTAGTCAGTTACTTTGAACATTTCAATAAACTAATATATCAAAATCCACAGATATATGATGGTGAATTGAAAATTATTGCATTGGGTAGAAATGAATTAGATTTGACCGATAAAGTACAAGTAGATTCTTTTTTTAAAAATAATAATATTGATGTAGTATTAAATACTTCTGCATTAGGAGGTAAACGTAGAATTACTGACTATCCTAATGTTGTATATGAAAACATATTAATATTTGAAAATCTAGTTCAGAACAAGGACAGATTTAAGTTTATGATTAATTTCGGTTCCGGTGCTGAATTGGATAGAGATACGGGATTTGATTCTGCATTAGAAAATGAAGTTATAAATAGAGTTCCTTTAGATTATTATGGGTTTTCTAAAAATATCATTGCTAAACGAATAATTGATTTAGATTCTAATATTCATAATTTTAGAATATTTAATGTGTTTAGTGAATTAGAAACTCCAGACCGGTTCATCAAATCAGCTATTCTGAATTATAAAAATTCTACTCCTATTACGATTCATCAAAATAGATATTTTGATTTCTTTTGGGTTTATGATATTATTCAGGTAATACATTTTTACATACAAAATTATCATCAACATCTACCAAAAACTCTAAATATGGTTTATAAAAATAAACTTACTTTGGTTGATGTAGCTAACTTCATAAATTCTTTAAATGATACTAAAGTCCCTATTAATGTTATAAACGATTTGTTGGGTTCTTCATATACCGGGAACAGCGACTTGATAAATTCATTAGGAATTAATTTCTATGGTTTAGAATTTGGAATCAAAGAAACTTATAACAAATTAAAATGAAAATAGCAGTTACAGGTGGCAACGGATTTTTAGGATCTAGTATAGTAAAAAAATTAATTTCTGAGAATAATGAAGTATATGTATTTTCTAGTAGCACTAACAATTTAAACCTTGTTCTGCATCAGATTAAATTTAGTTACGGGTATACAAACGATATTCCACATTTTAATGGTGAATTGGCAGAATTCTCTCCCGATGTTGTAATACATTGTGGATGGAGTGGCGGTAATAATTATAATGACATTAATGATTTAAATCAATTCTATGATAATATAGAACCCGGTATAAATTTAATACGAATGATAAGTAAATTACCTAAAAAGCCTATGTTCATAGGTTTAGGAAGTTTTTCAGAATATGGAAATTTTACAGAATTAGTAAATGAATCTTCTAAAGAAAATCCAATTAATTTGTATGGATTATCAAAATTTACGTTCAAAAATTATAGTAAGTTACTTTGTGAACAGAATAATATGAAATGGGCATGGGTTAGACCTTGTTATATTTACGGGCCTAATGATGTGGATACTAGATTAATACCTTTGTTAATTAGAAAATTCTTAAACGGAGAAGAAGTAATTTTAGATGAGTGCAATAAAACGATTGATTATTTGTATATAGATGATTTTGTTAACTATTTTTATAGTTTGTTACTCTCCGATGAAGAAGGGGTGTTCAATATTTGTTCCGGTATTCAATATAATTTAAAAAATATAATTAACGAGATACATAAATTAACTAATAGTGAAAGTAGAATCGTATTCGATTCCGAATTAAACAGAAAATTGACTTCTCCTTTTATATGTGGTGATAATTCTAAAATACTAAAACTGACGGGTATTCAACCTAAAACGGATTTAACCTCGGGTCTTATAAAAACTATTAATTATTTTAAAAAAATAAATGAAACAATATACTACTCTTAAAGAAAATAAATGGGTTTGGCCGATTAGTGATGAAAATAGTTGGAAACATCAAACAGAATATAATGATTTAGCAAATCATCTATTGCCGCACGTTAAAACTACTAACGTAATGATACAAGCCGGAGGAAATTGTGGATATCTTCTAAACTCATTTACGTCACATTTCAATGTTATATACACATTCGAACCCGATCCAATTAACTTTTATTGTTTAAATCAAAATGTTGATTCTCCTAATGTAATAAAAATGCAATGTTGTTTAGGAAATACAGCTGAGACAGTACAAACTCAACAATTAATTAGGCCCGACCGGCCTAATGATACTGGCGGAGTTCATGTTAGTGGGATAGGATATGTGCCTACTATAACAATAGATTCGTTGAATTTGCCCGGATGCGATTTAATTCAACTAGACATTGAAGGTTACGAATATAAAGCGTTGTTGGGGTGTGCGAATACGATTAAAAAATACAATCCAGTATTGTGTATTGAATTTTGTGAGAAATGGTTGAATAGGTATAATGATGATTCTAAAAAGATTTTAGATTTAATTAACGAGTTAGGATACGACTTAGTTTCTGAATATGGGGTAGATAAAATATTTGTAAAGAAATGAATATTAAAATAACATATCATATAATGCCATGGGAGATAGATTATGCGTTATTATCTTTTTCTCAATTAAAACGTTCTTTATACTATCTTCCTAAGGATATCAATATTCATATTGATTCGTGTTTAAATTTATCATCATATGCTTTTGATTGGCCAAATAGTAAAATACCTAAAGAATTCTTTATTGAAAAATATAATACGATTTCAATATTATTAGAAGGCGTTACTCACAATAAAAAAATATATGAAGGTGATGAATTATACGGACATTTAGATTTGCAACGAGATTGTATATCATCTGAAATGGATTACTATATGTCTATCTGTCCGGATATTAATTTTAGCGAACACTTGTTATATTATTTAATTGAAAGTGCAAGGCAAATAAAAAACAAATACTTTGTAATAAGTCCTCAAGTATCTAAAGTAGGAGATGCTGACTGGGATGAAATCACAGATCCTAAGTATGTAAATATTCCATATTCAGATTATCTGAATGTAGATATATTTGATGTAGAATTCAATAGAAAAAATTCTAACGAAGAAATCTCTTTACAACCACTTAAAAAAAGTAAATGGGCAGGCTGGTTTGATTTATATAACAAAGCTTTGTATGAAGAGCTGTGCGAGATTCAGTCTGATTGGAAAGGATACGGCCCATGGGATTTATATTCATTGATAATAATGAACAATGTAAAACCTGCAGGTGTTGACGTGCAGCAATATCTTTTAAGAGGCGAAACTATTTGGTTCTATCCTACAGGGACCTTACTTACTCCCACAGTAGACGGATTTTCTAACTATTATAGAAATTTTTTAAAATTAAAAGATAATAAAACAAATCAAAGAGAGGTTTTTGAATCTAAATTGTCCGAATATTTACATATTGCTTTTAATAAACTAAAATCTAAAAATATAATTTAAATGGAAAAAAATTGTATAGTAATACCCGTATACAATGACTTAGAAAACAATTCTAATTATTCTAAGTGTATTGATACTTGGAAATACTATTGTGCTTTGCACGGTATCGATTTAATGTTAGTGCGCGGATATAAATACACCCCGATAGGCCACCCAGATTACGCTGCTATGTGCTTTGATAGATGGTCGGATGTTGATCCTAGCATATTCGATTATGATCGTATTACATTTGTAGACGCCGATACTATAGTAAGATGGGATGCATTCGATTTTAATCAGGTTTTCAAAGATAATAAACTAGAAATAGTGGTAGTTCCGGATCAAGCCGGAGTTGGCACGGCAAATTATCATTTAAATCAATGGTTAGGATGTAACCCGCAAGCATTTTCTATAGTTACTAAATACTTTAATGCTGGGTTCGTTTCTATGAAATCTACGCATTTAAAAGAATTTCAGAAAGAATTAAAAAAATATAGGGACTATTATTATTCTGAAAAAGATATTAATTGTCACATGCAAGGTATCGGCAAAGAAGGAGGAGTTCGAATAGACGCCATGGATCAGACAGCCGTTAATATTGCATTACAAGATCTTTTTTCTAAAGAAATAACATTTGTTACTAAAGAGTTCAATTGTCAAGTGCCTTATTTATTTCAATTACAAGAACGCTTTTTGAAAGAATATAAAAGTTTTGAATTTTTAAATGCTGGAATTATATTCCATTTAGGATCTACCACATTAGCATACACAGAAGTCGTTAATGATTATTGGTCTTTATTTGGAAACAATTATACACTATGATATCTTTAATCATACCCACAAACGGTACTAATAAAGAGTACACAGATTTTCTAATACAAAATATTAGAAAGATATATCCAGATGAATCTAAAGTAGAAATAATTTTAGAAGAAAATTCTGAAGTTACTTTAGGGCACAATTATAATACAGCTGTATCAAAAGCTAAAGGAGATAAAATAATTCTGCTACATAATGATATGTACGTTTCTAAAGGATTTATAGAGTCCATGGATTTACATATATGCAAAAATCGAATAGTAACTTATACTAGAATTGAACCTCCTATATATAGAGACGAATATCCAGGTAAAAAAATAATTGACTGTGGCAATGACTTGAAATCGTTTGATGAAGATAAATTTAATTCTTTGAATTTCACCGGCCCATTACTTGATGGCGGATCGCAGTTATTTTTCGGATGTATGAAAGAAGATTATATTGGAATCGACGGTCGTACATTCAAGATGTTTTGTGAAGATGATGATTTACATCTAAGGTATTCTCTTCTAGGATTTGAAAGAAAAGTTTCTCCTAGTTTCGTATATCATTTTGTTAGTAAAACGTCTAGGTCCGGTGACTACAGAAATATTGAATATAACTCAAATAGAAATTTTATACGAAAATGGGGGTTTAGAAAATCTATTCATAATAAAAAATACAATATCGCATTTGTAATTAAAAAATGTAATGAACAATTATTAGATTTACTTGAACCATGGTGTGATAGAATTTACATTGAAGATGATATGCAAGTTATCACAGATTCTTATATACATAAGGAGCAGCCTAACACTGCATTCGATTTAAAAAAACGAGTATTTAATTTAAAGAACAACTATCCTATAGGAGAGAATGATGTTGTAATTGAATTTGATGGTACTAAGCTTAGTGAACAATCATTTAATATAATTCAGAATCTTTCAGATATTATAGCGGAATCCGGAGAGGAAGGCGAATTTGAATTAGATATATTTAAAATACATATCAACACTTTAGTTAACTATGAAAATAACAATCTTTATTTCCTATGAAAGCAACAGAAATTTTTAAAGATCAATTAGAACGTAAGCAAAAAGCATCTGCAAATGCCGGTACTAAGACTTACTTCGGAAAAGAATTAGCAAGCAACGACCACATTCTTTATTTCATTTATATGAAAAGCGAAGGTAATTTAGAACTTACCAAAGCTTGTAGCGAAGAATTAGAATTATTTGATTCTAAACTAGAACAGGTAGTAAATAAAGACGGCAGTAATAGTTCATTATTAGGGTCATTACCAGTATTTAAAACTAAATCTAAAAAATAATGTTATCTTGGAATACCACGCGTGTTACATTCAGACCATGGTTAAGTGAACCTTTAGATAGTTTAGAACCTATACTAAAAGCAGACCTAACTGATTTTGATACCGATGGATACCAATTAATTGATTTAGAAAAAGAATATTATAAAAAGAATGAAGTAGAATTAATATCATCGGATACTACGTACACCGAAATCAATTTTCATAATCATTGGCCTTTAAAACAGCCATGGTTTAAATTAGCTGCACATCCTAATATATTTGTAAACCGTTCATTTATATATACTAGATATGGATTAGCAGGTAGAGCCAGATATGAATTAGAAAAGATACAATCGCATAAACCGGAAGTAAGAAGACTAATGGATATTTTTCCTTTCTGGGGATTCGAAATAAAAATAGATTGGATAGACAACACCGGAGTGTACGAATTATTAAATGTATATAAAAAATATGATGACCCGGATTTATTTAGATACGATAAACGGTTAATGGAAGACATATTAAATGCTGTTAAGGATTGGGATTTAGAATGTAGGTTATTACATTCCCGTAGAGAAGAATGGCAACACTTAGATTTTGAAGAACGAAATACTTATAAGAAAAGTTATTTCGGAATCAATGTTTAAGATACGCGCTAAAAAAATAAATAAAAACGAATACATCATCGAGGTTTGGGATGATGGTGAAGTGGTGCAAACCAAACTAGCTACTAGTATTTTAGAAAGAGATAAAATAGTATTTGAACTTTCAGATATGCATAATATAGTTGATGTAGAATATGTTAATATAGAAAAGATGCAACAAGAAAAAATTATAGACGAACAGATTCCTGTTATACCGTATACGGATATGTTTCAATTAGAAAATTACTTTGATTCTAATGACTCTTATATTTTTAATAGAATTGTAGAAGCTGTCGAAGAAGGTATAAATACCAAAAAGAAAAAAATAAAACTATTTCAAATTAATTCTAGCGGCATTTTTGTTGACTCATTAAAACGGGATTGGCCTGCGGGACTAAGAATTGCTCATGAATATTTTTTAGAAGAAGAAAATTATTTACAAGCTAACAAATGTATGGAATTACTTAAAAAGTTAAAAGCTTCTTTATAATATGCCATTTATTAGACCCGAAGATTTAGAAAACGATAGATACCGAGAAATCAATAGATTTCGGAGGCAGATAATCTACAAACGCAGAAGGCTTACCGAAGCGGATATCCGTATTGCAATGCAAAATACTAAATCTAATCGTGCAGCTGCTAGGTTTTTGGGAGTACATTATTTAACATACCGTGCATACGCAAAAAAATTTAAGGATGATGATGGTATAAGTTTATTTGATAAACATTTAAATATGGCAGGAAAGGGGATTAAAAAATATCCTGCATCCGACCATAAAATAATTCCACTACAAGATATTTTGGCAGGCAAGCATCCAAATTATGTACCTACTAGAATGAAATGGCGACTTATACAGGAAGGATACTTACCTGAAAAATGTGCAAATTGCGGATTCAATCATAAACGACCTGTAGATAATAAAATTCCATTGATTCTTAATTTCATTGATAATAATTTACATAATTTTAAGTTAGAAAATTTGGAACTATTATGCTATAATTGTTATTTTTTATTGGTAGGCACTCCTCTTAATCCATACAACGTATATAGATTTGCACGTTTGATTGATTATCCAAATATGTCAGTACATGAACGAAAAATTTCAGAAGGATAATTTGGTAATATCAAATTCTTTATCTATATTTAGATATGGTAATAAATAAAACTATGAACTTAAGAAGAAGAATGTATTTTAAATGGATTAAATTCCTAGGTAAAATACAAGACAAATTATCAAACATTCTAGAAGAACATGAACCCCATCACCCGTCGCAAGTGTGGCCATTGACTATGAATGAATGGTATGAATTTGAATATGAACCCAGGAAACATTTTAAAAGGGTTCATTATCAAAACAAATTAAACGAGTTAAAGGAAGAAGTCAAAAAAACTCTGATGTTTAATAACTACCGTTTAACCCATAGCCAGATTTTGGAATTGGAAGACATTAAACGAAATTTAAAAATATTAAACTAACGATATGAAAATTCTAGTAATGGAAGCTGACCAGTTAAACAAAATATTAGATGGTTTCGGTACTGCAATTACAGATTACTTATCTTTCTATAAAGAATACAAATTTGCTTTACTACATCAAACTAGTGTAAATGAATTAATAAATTCAACTATACCTGATTTATATAAACATTGTATAGGGGTTTTAGTACAATTAATGAATATGAATGGCTATTCAATCTTACAAATAAATAAATAATAATTCTAAATCAAACTATGAAAAACATCTTAATGATTGCTGCATTGGTAACGTGTTTAAGTGCTTGCACTAGTAACACCACTTCAACTGAAACTACGACTGTAGATTCAACCGCTACCACTACAGACACTACTGCGGTACAAACTGACACTACTGCTGTGGATACTGCCGCTACAAACTAATAAAGTAGATAAGTTAGTATAAAGGGGAGGAGCAATCTTCCCCTTTTGTTATTTCGATTATTTTTTATTATCTTTATTTAAAATAAAAATTATGAACTTAGGATACGCCTGCATTAACATGACTCTGCAAAAGCAGAAGCCTAAAATTACTACTGGTAGAACGATTAGGAAAGACGGATTTATGAAAAAAGGCATATCCGCCTGCTCTCAAATTGCTTTGCAGAACGTAAAAGACTTATTTCGTATTGTAGTATGGAATAAAAATAACGGCATCTTCTTTTACCGAATGTCCTCGGATATTATACCATGGGCATCCGAATTTAAATTAACAGATATGCCTGATTATGCTGAAATTGCAGATTGGTTAGGTAAAATAGGAAAGTATGCCACTGAAAATCAACAAAGACTTTCATTTCATCCAGGACCTTATAATGTATTATCTTCTCCTAATGAAGATGTGGTTAAAAAAACCATAAAAGATTTAGAAAACCATTCTGAGATTATGGATATGTTAGGATTGTCTTGCACGCCTTATAATAAGATTAATATACATATAGGCGGTGTGTATGGAGATAAAAAAGAATCAGCTAAAAGATTCTGTAAAAACTTTGATAGATTATCTGATAATTGTAAAAGTAGATTGACCATTGAAAATGATGATTCACCAAATAAAATGTCTGTTGCAGATTTATACCAACATATTTTTTCTGATATTAATATACCAATCGTTTTCGATTATCATCACCACACTTTTAACACCGGAGATTTAAGTGAAGAAGACGCTCTAGAATTAGCTATATGCACTTGGCCTACCGGCATAATACCAGTAGTCCACTATTCGGAGTCGAAGGCCTTACATGAAGGCAATAGCAGGATTAGACCCCAAGCGCACTCGGATTATATTAATGGTCCGATTAATACTTATGGGTATGATTTAGATATAATGGTAGAAGCTAAAGCTAAAGAATTAGCTATTCTCAAGGCTTCCGTTTCCGAAATTTTGATTTAAAAAAAGTATCTATTGCCTTTTTATTTATGATATAAAGAAATATGGTAGATATTACCGGTGTTAGCTTACTTATTATATCTAAAATAATATCTAAAATACTAATATTGGTAAGCTCATGAGTAGGAATTTGAATAGTATTTGTTATCGCCCCCACAACTAAAGTATATACCCAAAGTATTACTGCTAAGATTTTATTACTAGGATCTACATCCGGCATGTATGACATACAATAATTTTAATTTGATTGGTTTACTATAAATATTAAAAACTATAAGATTATGGATACAAAATCATATGAAATGGTCAATTCTCCTTCACATTATAACAACTATTCTGTCGAGGTAATAGATATGATGGTCAATATCTGGGGAACAGAAAAAACCATAGCGTTCTGTGAAATGAACGCATTTAAATATAGAATGCGAATGGGCACAAAACCCGACAATTCTATTGACCAAGATCTCAAAAAAGAAAAATGGTATTTAGATAAAGCAGCTGAATTAAAAAAATCACCTAAAAAAATAGTATATGAACAACGTACATTATTTGACCATGGAGCAGGTTGCTGAATTATTCAAGCTTCCTAAAAAAGAAATTAAGAATTTAAAAGTCGGTGATGTATTTACATTAGCTGAAACTGAAACTATATGTATTATTTCAGATATAAACTTTTCTAAAAGCATATTATTAAATAAATAATATATTTATAGAAAATATTAAACTATGAACCAATTTGCACTCTTAATTTCTACACTGCTCCATTCTAGGACCCAAGCTCACATATTTCATTTACAAACTACCGGACCGGGATCATATGCACAGCACATTGCATTAGGCTCATATTATGATTCTATAGTAGATTTGATAGACGGTTTGGTTGAATCATATCAAGGGAGATATGGTAAATTAACTGGTTACACCATCCCCGGAGATTTGCGTGAGTATTCTAATGTAGAGGGCGTAATTACATATTTTTCTGGTTTGGATATGTTTGTTGAAAAGATTAGACAACAAATACCGCAAGATTCATATATCCAAAACCAAATTGATGAACTTACTGCTTTGATTTCTACTACAAATTACAAATTAAAGATGTTATCTTGATTTGGTAATATCAAATTAATTTAATATCTTTAAAAAAAGAAGTTATGAAGTCGGCCAGTATATCCACGTTCCTTTTAGATGTAATCGAAACGGCTAAAGAACACAAAATCAAAGTAATCTTAGATCCAAACGCAGTTACCTTTGGTGAGGGAGATGAAGTATCTGGATTGTTTGATTCTGATAATTTGGAATTGACCGTCAATACAAATAAACCTACGGAAGATTGGATTTCAATTATGATTCATGAATCTTGTCATATGGATCAACATATTGAACAGTGTAAAGAATGGACTGATTTAGATATTAAAGGACATGATGCTACTATATTGTTAGATATGTGGTTGCAGCACGTTGTAGATTTAAATCCAGAACAATTAAAGAATGTAGTTGACAAGGTTCTGGAAATGGAATTGGATTGTGAAAAGCGGTCAATAGAAAAGATTAAGAAATACAAATTGCCTATTAATGTAAAGGAGTACACGCAAAAAGCAAATGCTTATATGTATTTTTACCGTGCATTGGCAAAAACCAGGAAATGGACTAATAAAAGTAAGTCACCGTATTCACTGACTAATATTTGGAAACAAATGCCATCCAAACTTTTGAATAGCCAAGCAGATTATAAAGAATCAAATCTTTTGGTTGATTTAATTGTTAGTGAGTGTTTTTAATTTGTTTATATCAATCTTTATTCTTACCTTTATTAAGCATAATAAACTAAATCATTAAAGATATGAACTACCCCGATCCAAAGAAGCACAAACAAATTAGCTTCGCAAAGTCAGCATTAAGAATTGCTGGCTTTATTATTTTACCTTGGAATTTAATGTTTGCAGCCACACTGCTTGTATTAGCGGAGTGTGCTGGCGTATGGGAAGAAACGGTATAAACTATGTCTGAATGGTTACATTTAATTGGTCTGTGTCCGGATGCAATGACACACACTGATGCTATTGACTTCCTATTACTACATTACAACCAAACTAAGCAAATGATTGAAAATTTAATACTTTGCATTAAACGCATATGAAAACTATATACATCAACCGTTGCGGGGATAATATCGTCTTTGAACAAACACAACCAAATAAAATAGAAATGTCTGGCTACCTTCCAATTGGTCTCCGGTGTGGATATGCTAACGATTATTCAGAGGCATATAAAATCTATTTAAACCAATGTTCTACATATTTTACAGAGGAACCGGATATGAAACTGTTGGTTGAAGATATGCAAGAAGAAAATATAATTCGAGTAATGACATATCATGAATTTGCTAATCAAGTATATGAATCGTTTAAATACTCTGATCATATTCATCAAAATGAAAATCGTTTTTATGAATTCACGAAATACGTCAGTACCGATCGCTCTATCATAAACATGATAGATCCTTCAGGAGGCCCGTATATTAGTTTGGGTACGAATATTGGTAGATATTTTGATGGTAAGATTGGAAAACAGATTGTAGAAAAAATAGAATTGACTGACGGTAAAATTATATTCACGACTAAATATGAAAATAACTGATAAACATTTAGAAGAGTTAGGATTCCAACGCAGTGACATATCAGCAGAAGAATCTGGAGGCGATCCGTATACTTATTGGACTTTGGATTTGGATTCCATGAACCCCAATTTTGCATTGATTACCTGTGCCAGCGATGAACGGGATGCAGAAGGTAATTGGTATGTTATGTTCTTTGATGTATATGATTACAGGTTTACTGAGGTAAAACCATTAACGGAAATTATTAATACATTAAACAAATCTAAAATAAAATGAAAAAATTATTTTTATTATGTATCTTTGCACTTATATCAAAGGTAGGACTTAGTCAAGCTTATACTGATTCTGCATTAAAAACTATGACTAAAATGCAATTAACAGTTATATATTTAAAGCAAATCGAAACGTTAGCATTCAATTCCCCTTATACTCCATTTACTATTGGAGTTTCTGATACTATTCATGGAGATTTGGATATTCCTGTTAGTAAACAGACTATTAAAACTCGTGATAAGATTTTTGAAGTATCAAAAAAATATAATAATCTTTTAAAAGAAAAATTGTATGAACTAGTGCCTTATTCAGATAAGAAAGATATTATTCGAGCAATTCTATTTTTACAAGAAACAAACGGTGAAATTAAAAAATAAATATGAAAGATAAAAAAATAAAAACTATTACTGTAATAGTGGCGTTAATATTTTTATTGTGCACGGTCATTCCATTTAAACTTCCTAAATTCAACTTTAATTGGGATACTGTAGACGAAGAAGACAATATAATAGAACGTAACGAACAGGTTATAGACAGTCTAAAGCAGGTGATAGAAGCTAATAATGCTAAGCAACTTGAATATGACGGTATACTGGATCATTTAAATGACTCAATTGTTGAGTTAAATTATATAGTTAAAAAACGTGAAAATACAATCATAACAATTAAAAAGCAAACAAATGAAATACTTAATCGCGTGGCTGAGTTTAATTCTTCTGACGTACTCGAGTGGGGCACAGAACGTTACAAAGACAGTCTCAATATTAAATAAAGACAGTATGGTATTGATGCCACTACAAATGGCTCAATATATGGTACAAGACATTGTAATTGGAGATGGAGCAAGGCAAACGGTACTAATACAGGACAGTATTATTACAGATCAAAAGAACATAATTTCTAAAAATGATAGTATTGTAGCAACTTGGAAACGCAAATATCAAACGTGCCAATCTACCATGGATGAATACCAAATGATGGATGTGGTTAATCAAAGTACAATCAATGCTTGGTCACGTAAATACAATAAAATTAAAAAGCAACGTAATGCGGTAATTGGATTTGCTATTTTAACAGTGGCCGGAGTAATTAAACTATCTACAGAATTAAATAAAGATTAATATGAATTTAATAAAATTACTGAATATAGTAACATATCAAAAATTAGAATCCGTATTAAACGAATTATTAGCCGAGCAAGAAACTATTCGGAATTCTATTAGAAAACGCGTTACCGAAGAACTTTCTTTACTAGATGCCACTAAGGACGGCTTGAAAATACAAAAAGAACTTTTAGAAATGAATAAAGATCTAAGTATGAGTTATGAAAAAGAATCTTTTATTAGAAAATACATTGATAAATTAAAATCTTAATGTTATATTTTACTATTATATTATCAATAATAACTTTCATTTCTATTTTAACCAACTATTCTTTAGAGAAAAAGATTAAACAATTGGAAGAAGACACTAAAGAATTAAAAAAGAACACGAATAACCAAGCTATTGTTTTAAGTACATTATTAGATTGGGCTAAACAATTGGAATTGCGTAACGGTCATGCCCATGTAAATAAAACGAATAACAAACCTTTATTATTTAGCTATGAAGGCGGAGATGCTTAAGTTTTCTAGTATAGATATATTTATAAAATATACTTTTAACTATGAAAAACTTAAAATTAAGGAAACTCTTAAGAGAAGAAATACGTAAAACCTTACTCAAAGAAGGCTTAGAAAGCGAATTTAAACCTACTAAAAAGCAACAAGACATAATGGATCTCATTGCTGAAATGACTGAGAACAAAAAGACAGGTATGATTAAATATCTTTTCTCAGTTGTAGGTGATAGCGTCGCTCGACCATATGGAGATTGGTCTCCCCAACTTTGGGAAAAAGTAGATAAATTCTTTACTGCGTATGCTAAAACAATTAAAGAAGAAGAAGCTCCAAAAGAAAAAGATCAAAAAATGAAAGAGGTTAAAATAAAAAAGAAATGAATCCTATTAAACTAACCCAATTGCTTAGAGAAGAAGAGATAACCGATAAGGACTTCGAAGAGTTTGCAGATACCAGAGGTTCTGGTGCTAAAAAGATAGCCGACAATGCACAAGAAAAGGGCGGTCTAGCACTTTTAACCTATGATCACTTTATAGTTAAGATGCCTTACTATGAAAAAGCCAATCAAGGTAAGTTTGATTCGAAAAAAGGATTAGAAGAATACATTAAGTTGGTAACCGAGTTATATGAAGCAGCAGAAACCGTAGATCATGAAATGTCTTATTTCCAAAAATTGGTAGGTAAAATCGAAGTATTGGGAGAACTAATAATTCGGAGTAAAGAATCTTAATAGTTACTTAATCTTTTTTATTCTATAAAAAAATAATTATAATAAAGGAGCCCCAATAAAATGCGGATATAGAAATGGGACCGCACTCCAAAATATATAATAGGGACTTATAGTCCCTTTTTTATTTTCATATATTTATATTAAAACATATTAAACATGAAAAAACAAGAATTAAGATCTCTTATAAGAGAAGAAATTAAAAAAGTATTAAAAGAAGCACAACTAGATCCTAAAAATCAAGAATTGAAGAATAAGTATATAGACGCATACTTAACACTCACTATTGATCCATACTCGTATGATGATGCATATGATGGTAGCGATGATTTTTATTTTCCTGATATGGGTGAAATATATGCACATGCTAAAAAGTACGGATACGAGGATACACTAAGGACCATAGATAAAATGGAAGATGTGAGAGTAGCTCGGATGAAAAACTATGGTGGGAAAGATCCTCTAGCAGGTAAGGCTCCGGGTAGTTGGGTAGGTAACCTATCAATGCGAGATCCGCTACAAAATTTAACTAAAAAAGGTAAGATGAACAAGTTAGATGTTGACCGTCTTAAAATGAAAATCAAGCAAAATTTAGGAATAAAATAAAAACAAAAAAATGAAAGCATCAGAACTACAACAAATAATTAGAGAAGCGCTTGTTAATCAATTTACTAAAGACGCTGCTATTGATAAATTAGAGCAAGTGATGTATACTTTCAAAAGCGATAAAGCAATTGTTAATAAAATTAAGGAATTGCTAATCTTAATTAAAGCATATAACTAATATGAAAAAATCAGAATTAAGATCTCTAATAAGAGAAGAAGTACGGAAGATACTGAAAGAAGATACTTTTGAATCCTTTAAAAAAGATTTGGATCAAGTAGTAAAACACGCAGGTGTACTATCTTTAAAGGATGATGTAATCACCATTTATTTGGATGATGAACCTAATAAGGAAAAAAATATAATTAATAAATTATTTAGAGAAAAATATAAAGATTCACTTAGGAAAATTGTATCTGAACCTGATGTTATAAAATTTAAAATAGTAAAAAAAGAATTAAATGAAAATAAAGGATTACCTAAAGTAGGCGATAAAGTATCAGATTCAATGAATGATGAATATGAAGTTATCAAGATTACACCTAACAAAATTATTCTTAAACCATTAACATTTAAAGGTGATAATTCAATTTATCCTCAAGATTTTGCTTCAACTAGTTTTGGAAATCCATTAATGGAAGAATTTTGGTCATTTTTTGATAAAATAAAATAAAAGGAATAAAATGAATAAGCAAGAATTAAAATCTCTTATAAGAGAAGAAATAAAATCGGTTTTAAAAGAAAACGAGCATAAAGCTATTTGGGATAAATTAGATCCGGATACTAGAGAAGATATTTTATTAGGCTATGTTAAAGACCCGAGTCAAGCTGAAAAGATGGTAATGCTATCATTTGATAGACTTCCTGATTATGTATCCGGTAATCTAGATTTTCTAAGAACGGTAAAAGGATATAAAAACAAAATAAATGAATCCATGGCTACAGAAATAGCAGCAATAATATTAATACCGGCATTATTTAGTGGAATGACAGCAGGCGCTATTCATACAATTGCAGGTGTAGTGGACGCAATAAGCTGGGGAAGCGATAAAGTATCAGACCTCGTATACGATGCCCAAGCTTGGTGGAAAGACCACAAAGATAATCAACCAATAAATGCTATTATAAAACGAATTAAAAAAGACCCGGAAGTACAAGACTTTATAAAGAACCCAAATAAAAAAGGTTGGCAAAAAATGTTAGCATCTAAATTAACTCCAGAAGAACAACAGTATATAACAAAGCTATATAAAGCACGATTTAAATAAAAAGATAAAACTATGAATAAGCAAGAATTAAGATCTCTTATAAGAGAAGAAATAAGAAAAGTATTAAACGAAGCTTACGTACAACCAGAGAGTACAATAGGTGATGTATTGGCAAATGGTAAACGAGCTGCTCGTGGTGATATAGCCAAGTGGACTTGGACATCCATACCAACACTAAATTCACGTAATTGGAAAGGTATGAACCAAACCTCTAAATTTG